CTCCTGTGCAGTCTGTGTTTAACGACAACATCGCAAACGCTAGTGGATTTAGGTCGGTAGTTATACCAAATAAAACACAGTATAGAGTATTTTTTACAAAGTCGGGTGTAGTACAATCAGCTACAGAGGGTGTAACAACATCTTTAAGAGGACAAACATTTGAGTTTGCTCAGTTAAAAGGAATACGACCTACATCTACGGATACTGTAACTACGGCAACAGAAACAATAGTTATACATGGGGGTGATGGTGGCTACGTATACAGGCAAGAATTAGGCAATGACTTTGATGGAACAGCCGTAGCAGGTAAATACAGGAGTCCCGATTTAAGTTTTGGTGATGCAGGAGTAAGAAAGCATATGCATCGTGTTCTTGTAAGTTACAAGCCAGAAGCTTCTATAAGTGCAGATATGTTTTTGCGATATGACTATGAAGACCCTAGTAGCCCACGACCTGCCGCCTACTCACTAACAGCTAGTGACATCGTGGCTGTATATGGTTCAGGGGTATATGGAACAGCAACT